GTTCGCAGACTGCACCACATCGAACTGTCTGACCGCCATTGGGGCCAGCAAGAGCAACTGAAATGTCGTGACATGCGTGCTGTACTTACCCGATGTATCAAAGGCCCGAATGAAGTAGTTGTACTGTCCTGATTCACTCTGGTCATGCACAAGCTGTGTACCAGCCGTTTGACCAACCAATTGACCTGAGTCCCAGCCCGTTCCCACCCGAACTTCATAGCCAGCCAAATCAGCATCAGTGTTTGCTGCCCATTTCAAGAGCAGATCAGTCGTGCGTCGATAGACCAGAAAGTCTTGAACATCGTCCGGAGGTTGTAACTTCCCAAGGATGGGTTGCGTCAGCGATGCTGCCGTCCCAAGCTTTCCTGAAACACCAACAGCCTTGACCGTAAAGACATAGTCCCCAGTTTCGGCATTGCGAATTTCAAGATAGCTGCTGGAGACTCGAGGCAATGTGACGGTGTTGCCACCATTGACCCGATAGCTCACCTGATACTCAAGTGCGCCAAAGACCTGTTCCCAAGCCACCTGAATCAGAACTAGTGCCTGGTCCTTGACCCGGTACAAGCTCTCAGACACCGTCAAACCAGTTGGGGTTGCAGGAGTCGTAGACAGCACCGTGATGTCACGGGGCTGGAGTGCCAAGCCCTGCTCAATCGCCGCGTACTTGCTTGGATTGTGCGCAAGGGCAGTGATCTCATGAATACCTGGTTCGCTCTCAGCGACTTGCACCACCCGAAAGAGTTGCGTCTCGACCTGGCTGGATGCCAGGACCCAAATCGCCCCTGCTTGTGGGGCGGCTGAAAACGCGCTCGTTACTCCAAGTGTTCTGCCGCTGAAAGAGCCAACTTGTCGCTCCTCAACCGATCCAGCAGGCGTAATCACTGAAATACGCCATGAGCCTGCCGGTGGGTCCTGGTCGAGCGTCACTGTAACTGTGGTGGCCGCAGCAATACGACCTCCAAGTCGCAAGCCACCTCGGCTGGAGTCGGCCACCTTGATGACGTCCCCAGGTCGAACCACAGCTCCTTCAAGTCCTGTACGAAATGTGATGATCTCCGACTCTGATTGCTCTGAGTAAAGCAACCATTTGCCCACTCGATTTGCTTGCCCCCTTGAGGTGCACCCCATGGCCACAACATCAGCCTGAACTACCCCGTAGCGAGCGATGCCGTCGACATCCTCCACATATTCCACCTTTTGACGGTAGAAATCATCTGGATCAATCCAACTCACCAGTGCAACTGTGTGACGCGCTTTGGCAGATGACCCTTGGTAAGAAAAGTCACCATCAATGACATTGGCAGCCGTGAATTGATAGACCGGGTCCTGCGGAGCATCCTGCGTCACGGTGATTGCACCACCAGACCAATACGCCATGCCCCTGAATATCGAGGCCATGTCTTGCACGACCTTGTATGCCTGTTCGCGTGTCTGCAAGTACAGATTACAGGTGAATCTTGGTTCGTAGCTGCCAAGGCCGTTTGGCACCAATTCATCACAGTAGCGTGCTACTCGATAAAGGGCCCATTTATCGACCTGCGCCTCTGGGATGTAGTTTCCTAGACCGTAACGGGTACTTGTCACCAGATCGTAAAAACACCATGCAGGGTTGTCAGTCCATGCGACTTTGAAAGTACCGTCCCACACCCCCGAATACGAACGAGTTTCAGGAAAGTAGTTAGAGGGGATGCGCACCCGAAGCAGCTTTAAGTCATAGCTGCGCTTTGGGATGGAGCTGAATTGAGAGGCATCGACCCGAAGCGCCATCAAAGCACTGTTGGGATAGCGAAGCTTGCTCTCAATGACCTCAGTGTAGGAATCCAGAAACGTTTTGTTCTGAATATTGGTCTTAGTTGAATCCTCCGTGATTCGACGCAGTCTTACATCCCAAGGTGCAGGACCATTCAAAGGAATGTAGTAGCTGCGTTGATACTTGGTTGTGGTTTTCCCCGAAACCGAGTCGAACACCACCTGCGTGAAACCACCGCCATTGCTTTGCACATCAATCGCAAAGTCAACCGTTGTCCCGCTCAAATCACCATTGGTCGGGTCTTGATAGGTCAGTGACGGAAAACTGATCTTGAGACGCACAGCATCTACATCAGGGTCAGTGATCGCTCTAACCACGGGCTGGTTGTATTTGCACTCAACTCCAACAGCCACTTCATTCTCAACAGATGAGAAACCGGGGATATAGCTTTGCTGTTGGGTGCCGTTTCTACTCTCTAGGGTAACGCCAGAAAAGTTGTAACTGCCGTCTGAATTCTGAATGGGCGTGTCATCAAGATAGACCGACTTCAACCCATTGGCCAAGCCTTGAATCTCGCCTTCACACACCAGATCAACAACCCGGGCAAACGCCTTGGAGCGTAGACTGTCTGCAGCCTCTTGGGCGACACGCGCACTACCCCCGCCACCTTTACCTCCACCACCAGCGCCAATGATGAGCTGAGGTTCACTCACAGATTGCTCAATAGACGAATTCACACCGGCACCTCATCCACATCGATTCCTGCGCTGATGACAGCAGATCCCACAATCAATCGCCCGTAGCCCACTGGTACGGGTTGTCCTTGTGCCGTTGTATTCACAGCGCCATTGAATGCATAGCTGGGCTTGTTCTCTGGCCGCTCAGACGGGTCAGTTGACTTAGGCGTTGGCGCAATCATTTGAGCCACACCACCCAGAATCATGGAAGTACCCACCGAGTAAAGCGTCGCTTGTGACAAGAAGCTTCCTGCCGCAGCCCACCCCATGGGGTTCCACCAAGCAACGGCAATCAAAGCGGCACCAAGGATGATTTGTCCGAGCCCATTGCCACCTGCACCGGAAATGACTGGAGCAATCGTGATGCGTTGCTGCCCACTCGGTTCATGCAGGCGCTCAAGATTGAGTTCATCTCGACCTACTAGGACCTTGTAGCCAACACCTCGCTCTCCAGAGCTCACAAGCTCGCGCTCAAAGGTCGGGAAATTGGCGCTTAAAGCACGAAGAGCTTCAGCCGCTGAAGCCACAACCATTTTGTGTCGACGACCGAACTGTCGCCCTAGCTCGCCGAGAAGAATGATGGTTGCCATTAGCGTTGTGACTGGTGTCTTAGTGTGTGAGTTGTGATCTTTTGCCAATAGCCGCCGTACACATCACGGCTTGAGAGTCGTCCCTGCAAGTGATGAAGGATCAGTCCGTCACCAAGATTGATTGCAGCGTGATTGGGTACCTCAGAGTTCACCTGCATTAAGAAGACATCACCAACGAGCAAATCGTCGGGTTCAACCACCGCGAATCCAGCAGCAGAAAAGTTATCCACATACAAGTTCTCACCCCGTCTCCACCATTCGTCAAATCGCTGGAAGTCTGGAAGGCTCATTCCGCGCTCTTGCGCATACCAATCCCTCACAATGGAGTAGCAGTCCAGCACGCCGTGTGACCACTCTCGCCCCACAAGCGGTGCGACATAGCCCCTTGGCGCAAGCTCAAACCATTGGCCGGTGGGGTAGGACACGATGAACCAAGGCACGCCACTGGCTTCACAGGCCACGCAATCTGCTTGGCTGGGAGTTGCTGGCAAATTCGGATGCGAGTGAACCACACCGACTATCTCACCTCGCTTGTCAGCCTTTACGTAGTCTTGTGGATCGATCACGAACTGATCTGTTCCTACGCCAATGTTCTTGCAAGGCACATAGATCTCCTTGCCTTTTCGAACGACCAACAAGCCACATGATTCCCGAGGGAACTCACCAGCCGCATGTTCAAGTGCCAGGTGTTTATTGGAATCAAGCATTAGCGGATCAATCCTGCGGCTGGAAACCCACCAAACGGAAGTTCAACATTGGAGCCAAATCGCCTCTGACAAGAACTCAGTCTCTTGCCACAAGCATCTTGGGATTTGAGCGAGACAGATACATCGTTGGCGTTGAAATACGCTGTGCCCGTGTAGCCACACTCTGCACTTCGATATCCCCAAGGACAGACGTTTTGCACAATTTGCCTGCGAGGCAACGCTACACCTTCTAAGTCGAAAGATGCGGCCAACTCGAACTCAACCACATCCCTTGTCTCTCGTGACTTGCGGTCAATGTAATAAACATCATCTGCAAACTCTGCACTGGGGTCAGCCGACTGGTTGCTCCCACTGGCAAAGTTCACACCATCCAGATACTTGACCAGGGTGCGCTTTCGGGTGATCTTTGCGCCCACCAGGTCTTGGTATGACAAGATCAGCGCGGTGATGCTTCCAGTGACGTTGGCCACCTTGAGCTTTGGCCTTGGGACTTGACCGTTGCCATTGAATTCAAAGCCTTCTGCCTGAATTGGAAACGGTTCATAGGGATTGCCTTGCCAGACCACTTGCCTGCGCAACTCGTTGGTGCCCGCATGAAAGCGTACGACCCCCTCATTGAAGAGACTCAAGTCCAATACAAAGAGCTCAACGACAGCACTTGGTGCAAGACGCTGGATTTCAGTTGTGATGGATTGGGAAGTCATGACAAATCAAAAACCTGCTTGAAGGTGGCGCGGATGTTTTCTATGTTTGGCTCTTCAATCGTTCGACTCCAC